GCATTAGTATGGAACATTAGGTTTCGTGAGCCATCATAACTTATACCGCCGTCAAAGGCATCGCTGTTGTTTGCATTAGCTCTTGAAAAAGCATACCAACCTAGACCAGTTCCAACATAGTTGGCAATGCCTCCAGCCGTACCATTTCCGACCACAAGATTGTTAGCATTAGCATGGTTGTTGCTTGGAGTTGAGTTCCCAATCCCAACATTACCGCTGCTGTCGATGCGCATACGTTCTGCAACAGGATCACCAGACGCACTTCCATCCCTAGTCAGAAATACAAGTTGACTATCTTTTAATGTGCTTCCACCAATAGAACCGATTACAGCAGTACCTGTTCCATTGTCATTTGAACTAAGCGCAAGAAACGCACCAGTGTTTGCATCATTGTTCGTATTTACAATATGCTGTTGGTATGTTGCAGAAGAAATACCTGTGCCATCGTAGGCAGTGCTAACGTCTCCATGTAAACTTAGTTGCGCACTAGGCGAAGTCGTCCCAATCCCAACATTACCGCTGCTGTCGATTCGCATGGCTTCTGAGCCAGCAGTTATAAATCCTAGTGTGTCAGAAGCGGGTCTTGCAAAACCTGTATTAGTATCTCCTGTAAAACGAATGGATGGCGCTGTACTACTACCTGTTGCAACTTGAACTAAATTTAAATTTTGCAAATTCATGCTTGCGTCAATAAGTAAAGTTCCATTGACCTTTAGATTTGAAGAAGCATCTAGATCGCCTGTGATGTCTACCCCGCTGCTGCTGGTGGCGAGTTTGGCTGAATCATCGTGGTAAAGGGTAACAGCACCATCTGCGGCAGCAGTTATCATATACTCACCAGTGTATTTATGTATTTCTACCGCATCGTTACCACGCAAGATAAGTTTGCCCGTACCTGTATCGTCAACCCTACTGTGGGTACCATCATGGTAAACCTGTAAGTCAGAACCAGCGCCGAAGATGGCTTTGCTGCTATCCGCAAACGTAATGTCGTCGCCAGAGGACACAGAAATATCCGTACCGCCAGTCGTGTTGCCGTTAGCAAGAACCTCGGATAACTCATTATTAGCGCCTACCTGCGCGTCCACATAGGCTTTAATTGACTGCTGCGTAGCCAAAGATGTGGCGCTGTTTGACGCCATGTTATCTTCATCAAGGACCGCTGTAACTGTTGTGCTAGTACCCAACTGCAGAGACGTGGTATGTGTAAGCGCCTCAACGACATTTGTGCCATCACAGAACAAAAACGTAGTGCGTCCGTTAGGAACAAGGATACCCGTACCACCAGAAGTTTTTACTGTAATGTTCTGTCCAGCCGCGTTCTTCACAATGTAGATTTTAGACGCCGTAGGACATACAACTGTACCTGCACCAGACAACGCTGTACCCGTATCGGTAAGCTCCAACATAGCACAACGTGATTCTGAGGTCGTACCGTTGGCGCTAGTGAGCGTGTGTGAGTTTGTGGTCCACGTATTAATAACCGCACGGCCCGCGATAGCCTGTTCAACCATCGACGTGATGTTGTCGTTAACCACGTCACCCCATGTGCCGCTAAGTTCACCCTGAACTGGCAGAGCAAGTTTAAGTATCGGTGAGTATTGCGTTGTCATGTTTCAGTCCTCATGCGGCTATATCTTGCCAGTTTGGAGTTTGTGTTTCAGATACGGTCCCCCATGAAGGAGATTGAGAAGCGTTTACATCACCCCAACTCGGAGATTGCGTATTAGACGGAGCACCCCAACTGGGGGATTGTGTAGTCGTTATACCTTGCCAGTTAGGTGTTTGGTTATCGTCAACCTCACCCCATACATTAACGGAGCCTATAACTCCTTCGGCTGCAAGCCCAACGACAGATGCGTCTGCGTTAGCTGATGCGACTACAGTACCAAGTTTTGCGTCCCCTTGCAATCCATCAACGACTATCGTTATCCCCAAGCCGATAGACACGTTACCTATAACGCCGTCAGCTTCTACGCCTGTAGGTGACACGTTAGCTGTACCAGTCATGGTAACAGTACCTACAGCACCATCGGCTTCTACGCCCGTAACGGGTACATTAGCTTCAGCGTCTACTGTGGCTGTACCGATTTCACCATCGGCCTCTACACCTGTTGGGAAGATGTTCGCCGTTCCGGTCATAGTGACAGTGCCTAATGCACCATCGGTTTCTACTCCGGTTACTGGTATCTCTGCAGCAGCACTAACCGTAACTGTACCGATTTCACCATCGGTTTCTATGCCTGTAACAGCTACATTAGCTTCAGCGTCAACCGTGACTGTACCGATTTCACCATCTGCTTCTACACTCGTAGCAAAGACAGTCATGTCTACAGCGACAAATACTGTCCCTATAGCGCCATCGGCTTCTACTCCGGTTACTGATATCTCTGCAGCGGCATCAACTGTGACTGTACCTATTGAGCCTACTGCGCGAACCGCCTGAACAAGGACATCGGCTTCAGCGTCGATACCTACGACATTTACGTGTCCATCTGCTTCTACGCCTGTGACCGCTACATTGGCTTCCGCATCAGCTATAGCCGTACCAATAGCGCCTTCTGCGGCTACGCCATCAACGTAGACAATAGTTAGGTCAGTGCCCCAAGCCGTTTGACCCCAAGCACCTGAACCCCAACCTATGTATTCTACAGAAGACGGCATCTAGCCACCTTACGGAGTAGCGATACGTACAATAGCGTTTGTAGCGTCCGCTGTGGGGAACTGAACTTGGAAGTCACCCGCTGTAGAAGTCTTATCCGCGCCAAAGTCAAGTACAGCAACCGCTGGATTACCTCCACCTGATTTGTAGATTAATGCACCGCGAGCTGTAATTGTAGCGTCAGTCCATGTTGTATCCGCAAAATCCAAGAACGCTGTAGTGCCCGATGATGCAGGATTAGCAGAGATGGTAAGTGTATTACCTCCTGCGGTGTATCCTGTACCTGATACCTCGTTCGTCGTTGCATACGCTGTTGTAGCTGCACCTAATGTAGCTGAACTTGTATATAAAGCGATCTTAAAAGTTTGTGATGTGTTACTGCTAAAATCCATCTCGCCGTCTAATAGAGCGACTTTGAAGGATGTGCACATTGCCTGTGTAATTGCCATTTCTGTCTCCTTAACTTACTGGCACTCGGAATTGCCCCGAGCGATACGCGTCTTCACGTAGTTTGCCGTCACCCAAAGTTTTAAGTAACGCGATAGCTTGCAAATACATCTTCTCATACATTGCAACAATATCTGGTTCACCCTTCATAAAGCGTATAGCTTCAATCAAAGCTCCGTTTAGTAGTGCAGAGTCAAACTCTTCACCAAGCCATGTAGTGCCCGCAGTAACAATAGATTGCGGATAATACCCATAATGAAGCTCTGAAGTGTACCCAGAATCAGGTGTTGGGCCAACAATAAACGTATTATCATCAAAATATGCGTAATGTTTTGGTAACCCCGTTGATGTTGGGTTGGGGTACGCTTCCCGCATGAAATTAACGTCTTTGTTCAGTAAGAAGTGGTAGTTCCCGCTACCGTCTACAACAGCGAGAGAATACGACCACAAGAAGTCAGAGGGGGTGGACAGGTAATTGTTGTTAGTGCTTAACGTGCCTGTCACGTTTTTACGCAGCGCAGGTATCTGCACTGTGTTGTATATCTTCTGTTCAGCCTGCTGTGTGAACATAGCGAGCTGGTCATCTGTAAACGAGTTTTCACAAATGTCTTCGATGTTGGTTTTCAGCTCGGTATAGTTCATAGCTTATGCCATTGGCCCCCGTGCATACAAACCTTTGGTCGCTGCGCCTGTGCCGCGTACCTTGATCTTACCACCTTTAGCGTACCCTTTTTTGGTCATACCGCCTTTTTTAAAACCCATTTGTGCAACGACATCAGGTCTTTCTTTCTTTAAAGCTGTTAAACCTTTGTTTAGTTTCTTAGCCATTATTCATCTCCTATGTTATACTTACGGTAACTTGGCCGACATAGCCAACACCTATTAAATCATTAGGGGTAAGTCCAAACGGATCATCCCCTCCACCTACGGGGTTCCAACCCCACTGGATACCACGACTACTTGTATCTCCAGATGCCCCTAAACTCTGATCGGGGCGTGGGTTGCGTATAGCCTGTGGGTCATCAACAGGAAACTCACCCAACTTTAACTGTGGGTGATCTGGACTCCAACATTCAGGACAAGCCTTTATATTCGTATCTCGGCCTTTCACAAATAGGTTCTTTAGCTCCCGCAACTTATACTGGAACCCGCATACATCGCAGAGTGCTAACGCTTTCTTTGCTGATGCAAACCTAGTCGTCATTAGGCAATCCTACCTATTCTAGGTACAAATCGTGCCGCTGTTTTCTCTCGGTCCTCGCCCGCAGCCATCTCGAACTGTTCGTCATACACAGACTTTAACATTGGTATGCGGTCAACCAACTCTGGAACCTTCATAGCAATGTGATAAGCTAACCCAGCAACAAGGCATGGGAAGAAACGGAAGTTCATGTCTGCTGTCTGTACCCCAGATCCAGCATCTTCAATACGGCGCATGCGCCAGTAGTACAGCACATAATTGTTGTTATCAGGTACAGGCCACACGTTTACTTTAGGTGCATCGCGTAAACGTTCTACGTAAAGCTGTATTGGGCGTCCTTGTGTTAACTTGTTGGGTATAGATGCGTAGGTGCTTACACTGATCCTGCTTATAGTAAGATCAGATTGTGTAGCGGCGTTGCCGCTGTTGGTGCGTATTTGATGTTCTAGCAGGTCAATAGTATCCGCTGGCAGCGCATACTGTGTAGTACCTTTGACTAGGTTTACTGTGCCAGAATCTATTGTCCACATATTGATGCCGCGGTTTTGCCACTCAATCGTCATCAGGTTCATAGAGCGACGAGCGGTTCGTAAATCGTAACCTGAACGCATTTCACGGCCCGCACGTTCCCATGCTTCCTCCGCTATCTCGGTGAAGTCCATATCGAACGCTGTGGTGCCTGATGTAGTCATTTCTTACGCCTCTTCAAAGGAGCTACGCGTTTAGGCTTACCCGCTGGTTGCCCTAAACGCTTTTTCTGCGCTATACGCTTACTCTTCTCAGTCTTAGTCATTTCCCCGCTAGTTTTTGGAGTTTTGCTAGAAACTCGTTTAGATGGTCTACAGTACGGAGTACCACGACTTTCACCTTCTTTACGGCCACACGGCTTGCCTGTCTTAACATCTTTCCAGTCTTCCTTAAACCAACGCTTTAGTGCAGCGCCTTTTGCGGTTTTACGAACAGCCATTACTTGCCCGCCTTTTTCTTTCTACATTTTGCGATAGCCCCACTCGCATACGCGCTCGGGAACACCTTATAACTTGCCTTTACCTTATGATAACATGCGTCCTTAACAGTGCCACCCTTCTTGTAGCCTTTGCTACATTTGGAGCAGCCGCAACCATCGGATTTGTAATACCTACGCATAGCTACCTCATTTTACAGGCTTTGCCACCACGGGCCAAACCATAACCACGAATTTTGCCACCAGCCTTCAACTTCTTTTTTGGCGGCATGCGCATACCCCCCGGACGTTGTGTAAGATCAAGCATAGCTCCGCCACCGCCGCCACGCCCGTATACGCCTTTGCGAACTTGGGCTTCCTGTTTAACCTTATCCGCATCAGGATTTAACTTCCGTTGAAACTCTAAATCCTTCTTAAAGGCGCGGTCTTTCATACGCTTTATTTCGTCATCAAAGTCCATGAGCTACCTCATTTTAGCTGGACGCACACCCTTACGAGCGATGCCTGCGCCGCGAACCTTACCACCTTTTTTGTAGCCTTTCTTCATCATACCGCCTTTGGCATAGCCTTTTTTCTTCATCATGCCACCTGCTTTCATCTTTTCAGGCTTAGTGGTTAGCCCAGTACCGTCAGCACGGGGTTGCAGAAGAGATTTTGTAGTCATTGCGTTGCCATCCCGCGTAGGTTTTAGGATCGGCTTTGATTTAGACGTAGGGCGAGCTTTAGGTTTCATGCTGCGGGGGTCTGTAGGACGCTTCTTGGGCCTCATGCTGCGAGGATCTTTAGCTTCCATAGCCTCCATCATATTCGTGGTGCCCTCTTCGCTAATCCGATCCATAGCGGCATTACCACGTTCAACAGCGCGTTCATCAGGGCTAACCATAGTACCAGCTTGGTACTTTTTCATTTTGCCGCCTTTTTTATAACCTTTACTCTTCATTTTCATCATCAGCGTCCTTGTATAAGTTGTTAAACACTCGGCCCGTATCCCAAACGTAATCCACGTCTTCTTTAGAACCGTATGAATGTTGATTTGGTTTGAAGTCTGGAGCGCCTTGGCCCGTTTCAAACCACGCAGGGTGCGTAACACGGACCCGATTATTTGGTAAGGCTACTATGTTGCCTGTGTACTCTCCAGCGTCTAACAATTCAAGCACATGGCTTTGTTTGTGCTGCGCTGGATCATCAGCCACCTCACTATCAGTATAATCAACAGTAAAGTAATACTTGGCGGGGTAAAATTCGCCATCTACTTTGGCTATCCACGGTGCAGGAGAAGCACGCTCTATCTTATACACACTATGCGTGTGCGACATACAATCCCACGGTTGTGCCAAGTATGGTGGTAATTCAGCAGGCCATTCTTCTAGCGGTGTATCAGCGACCAATGCCGTAAGTGGCATACGCGCCCACATAGCTCCGCCATGAACGTTGGGTTCGTCTGTGTCGTCGGACTCGCACCCAGTAAATATTACCTGAAAGCTCAAAGTCCTATTTGGCATTGTGGTTACTGCAACGACCATAGCGTGTAAAAATTCTCCGTGGTAGCCTTCTAAGTTTTTCGTATACTCCCTGCGCACCCATGCTTTAAAGTATGGAATACTACTTGTTAGATATGGCATTAAGTTCCTTCTTACGTTTTTTTGCAACCTTCTTCTTCCGTTTCTGAGAAACTTTGGAGGGAGGCGATTGTATTTGTTTACCCATCTGGGCACGACTGATAGCCATCTAACAATTCCACTTCCGCAAACTCTTATTAATACGGCTGTCAGGATCGTTGGCTGTCTTTGCGCTTGTGTTGCGCTTCTTCATACCCTTCATACGTGCACAGAAAGACTTTCGCCGATTGGCAGCTTTAGAGCCTTTTTTGAGCTTGCTGGGCTTTGTGGTAACAGCGGTCTTTAACTTACTACCGGGATTAGCTTTCCGATAGCTAGCAACACCTTTGGCGTTTAGTCCGCCAGATTCACTTTTACCTTCTTTGCGAGTCCAAGCGGGGGATTTTACACCCCCACCTTTTTTGTAGTAAGCTCGCATAACACCCTCCTAACTATAGAAGAACGTGATGGCAGTAATGTTTGTAGCTGCAGAAATATAGACATCTGAACTACAACGAATGCCGTCATCAGGGATGTTTACAGAATGTGAATCAGACGCCAAAAAATCTAGGTCCAACACAGTTGTGCCACCGCTACCATTAGTAACTGTAAGACGTCCTGCGCCACCGCTGTTCGTCAAAACTTGTACCTGACGAACTCGCGCTGGGCCTACAGCCAACGATCCTGTGCCTGTTACACGTTTGGTTAATACATCAGAAGACATATGCTAGCTTCCTTTCTTAGCGGAAGAACTTTTTGTCGTTTTCTTAGGTTCTGCCTTCTTGATGGGCGTGCCATCAGGATTTAACCCACGAGCTGCGAGTTCTTCTTTAGAGGCTGGTTTGAATCTACTCATAACCTACCCCCTTACGATGCTGCGATTGTAGCACCAGTGTCAGAACGCTTCCAGTTTGTTCCGTCAGAGAAAGCCAAGATAGCGGAACCTGCGGCACCATTTGACACAAACACAAGCGTGCCTGCGCCTGCAGAAGAAGCTGATGGAGCGTTAGCTACGGTATAAGTTGGAACTTTGATATCACCAACAAAACCGTTGGTAGAGGTCACTGGACCTGAAAAGGTGGTATTCGCCATGAATATGTCCTCACATGCGAGTTAAGTGGATCTGTCTGCATGTCGTCAGTCGGGCCTGTCAGATCCACGGGATGTTCCCGATGATTAGCAAAGTACCACTGAGGTAGTGGTTAAGTCAACAAAAAGAAAGGGGCCACCGAAGCAGCCCCCCTTTACCAAGTTCTCTAAACGCTTACGCGCCGGGAGAACCAAAGATACCCAGTGGGTCAGATACACCGAAGCTGTAACGCTCACGGGCTTTATAGCGGCTGTTGCCTGTATCGAAATCAGCATCCATCGAAGTCGCCATTGGCGCACGAGTGAAGTGCTTCAGACCGTTTGGTACGTCAGTCATCAAGAACCAAGCATTGGTGTCTGTCAGATAGTGGTTGACCGCATAGCCTTCAGGGATTGACCCGTTGTTGCGTAGTGCGTTCAAATCGTTATCGGCGGTACCGACACGACCTTCTGTCTCTAGGAGACGAGTTGCC